AAAGAAAAATATCTTCTGTAAACTCTCCCTTTTTATGCATCCATTATCAATATCTGCAAAAGCCTCCTTTCCTGCTCGGTCTATATAATAATGAGCGACAGATAGCGCTTCGCTCATTTCATCTAATAATCCGATTCCTAAATCATTCTCGTTATGGTCGGTCCATTCCGAAGTAATAAATGGAATTCTTTTGACCATATCCGCTTTTATAGCGGCTTCGTCTCGGCTTGTAAAATCTGCAACCATTTTTTTACTCCAGATTTACTCTTACTTCCGCTAAAGTCGGCCTCCCGTTAGATCCAGAATAAAAGGGGAATACTAAACTTCCAGACCTTGGCGAATTAGTAAAATCTATATCGACTCTTACTTCAACCTGGCTTCTATTTGCATTAATAGCAGTATTAATAGATTTCAAAGTCGCTCTCGGCTCTTGAATTATAACATCCTCGATAAATCGAGCAGCAAGTCCAGGACTTTTAGTTAGGACTTCAAAAGATAATTCGAATAAACGGCTGCCAAACGCCCTATTAAATCTCCTGCTTTTTCTCTGGACAAGAACTAACTGTTGTAATCCCTCTATAATATGTCTTTCGTATTTAGACTGTTCAGGCCCATCATGAGAAAAAGAATCCCCTCCGAAACGAAAAGGAAACTTCAGCCCTTTGCCAAGAATTTCTCTATTATAAGCCATTATTAAAATCTTTCAGCATTCCTTCTACTATTGGGGCCCGCCTTCGAACTCGATCCCGCACTTTAACTAACATAAACCTTTTTTTATCCAAATCTGAGATATCCGTTTTATCCATCATTTCAAGAATCTCGTCTCTCCATTCTTCAAGTAACTGTAGAACAGCCCCCGGAATTTTGGCAATTCTTAATTTATCAAGAGCAACCTGAACCCCTTGTAATTTGTCTTTTAAATTGGCTTCCCGTAACTGAATATGCCTAATTCTCTGATTTAATTTCCTAATTCTATCATCCAACTGTTTAAGCAGAAGGGGGGAGGATTCCTCCTCCATCTGCTTTAACAAGCAGATAAACTTAGCGAGTTCTGTTTCTTCCAAGTCCTGTAAATAATTTGTTAATTCCATATTAGATCCCCTTTCTTTCTACTCGCCCTTCACTTTTTGCGTTTCATCTGTTGCAGGAACAAATACAGCTGGAGCAAGCGGTGGGCCGCTTGGACTTCCGACAGTTACCGGATGAGTATGAAAATTATATTTATTTAACCCAAACGATCCGAGTATCAATCCCTGAACGGCAGTTTTTCCAAGTTTTATAGTAGCCGCTTCTATTATCCTCGTTATAGACTTCTCCTCCCAACTCCCTTCCGCCGTCACAAATATTGAACCTAATATATGATTTAATATATCTCCTGCGACAGATTTCCACTCATCCGAATTTACTTTTATAACACATTTTCCATCCGATCTCATTTCAATAAATGTTCCAAGGGGATGATATAACTGGATCCTTTCTTTTCCTGGCGTATTATCAAACTCTATTAAAATCCCACCAGCAAATTTAATCATTTGATTAAAAGGATATTGAGCGGCAAAATTACTGGAAGGTTCGTTCTTAGTTGTTCCTAAAGCAGTTTGAAAACTATCTGTTCCTTTTATACTCTCGACGCCATCATCTTCCCCACGGCTGCGGCTTGGCGCTTCAGTTAATCCGCCAGGAGCTCCATAAAAACAACCCGTCCAAATAGGTCTATCCGGATCTCCGCCTATGAATTCAATCCATACTTTAGAATTTAATGGCGGCAATTTAAATTCGCCAGGATATATATAAGAAGGTTCTGCCCAAGTTGTTGATATAGTATCAAATCCGACCTCTGGAACTATCGCCTTTATTCTTCCTCCGCTTTCAGGATCAGAGATATCTACAACTTTTCCTCTATATTTCCCATAATATTTAGTCATAATTAACCTCATTAATTATCTCAGGCTGTATTTCTTGCCCCGGATTTATTTGTGTTGTCTGATCCCCTTTTGTTACAGAACTCGGAATAGCCCGCAGAGGCCCGACTCTCGATTTAGTTCCTATAAATTCAACTATATATCCTCGAACATCGTCATATATATGTGACGCAGATTCAATATAATAATAGCCGGATAAATGACCCAATCCTTTTAAAGTAATAATCTTCCTGGCAGTTATTTTAGGATTTCCTGTTGCCTTGCCCCAACCAACAACAAAGCGAGAATCGTCCTGTTCCCTTGTTTTAAGAAAGGCATCGACAGAAGGAAAGCTAAACAGGTTTCTAATTCCCTGTTCATATTTTGTCGGCCTTTGTATTAATAACTCCTTTAAAGATTTATAATCTGGATATCTCGCTTTGTCCTGTGTTTCAATTATATCAGGAGTTCCTTTTGATATATTAGTTACCAATTCTCCGCTATCTCTATCGAGGAATGAAGAATGAAATTGAGAGGCCGTTCTTAATAAATTCTTTTCAGGCCAGAATTCAAATAAAGCATTTTTCTCATCATTCCCATAATTTAAAGCTATATTTGTATTTTCGAAACGGATAGGATGAAAATGTAAAGTCCCATCTTCAACATAGAAAAGATATCCGTTCCTATGCGCTAACCTCGCGACTAATTCTAAATCAGTCTCATTTAATTGACTCTCTTGATTTCTCAATTCTAATGTCGGCGTTATATCCGTTATTAATCCATATTCCGCAGCAATAGAAGTAACGATGTCGGAATCCAACATATTAGAAAACTGGTTTCTTTTCTCGCCCTTTTCTTTTAATTTTGAACTTTCATCCAGGCCAATTAAACGAATAATAGGGGCATTCTTTTCAGGGAAGCCGAATTTAGGTTTTTGTAAAATATATCTGCCCATATATTTGAGAGGTCCACCAATCCCCAACCAAATATCTAATATTGCCCTTTCCCGTATTATATTAGAATCTAAAAATGTTTTCTGAGAATTCCAAAGATCAATAACTGCCATATCGCATTTCCAAGGATCTTGAAATAAATTGATTCCAAAGAGCTTGCCTTTAAAGCCAAGGCTCTCTATTAACTGATTATCAATATATATTTTAGCTACAAAGTGTTTCATTAGTTTGCCTGCAAGTCTTCCAGAGAAGGAATATTTATCAACATCCCCGTCTCTATTTCGTCATCAGGATAAAAGAATTCATTTATATCAGCTATAACCCACCATTTCTGAGAATCCGCACAAGCATCGAATGCCAATAAATCGAGCAATTCTGTCCCTTGCGCCTCATGCAAATTAACAGGCCGCCGCATATCTTTTAATTTTAAGGTTCTTCGATCATGTAAAAAAGCAAAAGCAATATCTCCAACTATAACGCGAGTAGCAGATATTCTCTGTTTATTCTCTCCCAACGCATATCGCGAGCCTGCAAAAACTGACATTATGATTCCTCCCCGCTTGTCTCTCTTTCTCTAACTCTAAATACCTTTCTAAAAGTCACACTAACAGTTGCTCGAATTGGAGTAAAAGTTACATCTTGCATTTCTTCAATGCCGTCTATTTTAAGAATAACTGTCCTAATTGCTTCAAATCCTTTTTCAACAAAAATAACTGGAGGTGCCTGTATTAACTGGCCGTCAACCTCACGATATATTGGCTTGGTCTTCTTAAATAGCCACGCCAACTTCCAGGCCGTAGTCTCGCTGAATTTCTTTTCTTTATAAAAACCATAATCAGAGAAAAATAGTGCAAGAGTAAATTCCTCTGCCCCTCTTCCCTTATATTCAAGGGCATCATCCCCATTAATGACCGTTTGATCATTATACTCAACACTTGCCGAGATTGGCCAAGTTGTAGGGTTAAAATCCATTTCTATAAAATCATTTAAATCGGTCTCATCTCTTAAAAGAAGTTTTCTACCAAAATAGAAGCGAGACATATTTAATTCTTTATCTCCCCCCCTTTTTTTGTCAAGACCCCTCCTACCAACGATCGCGTTTTTAATATCTTCAAGTTCTATTCTGTCTTCTGGCATTTTATGCTACGGCAAAGCCATAACCTCGCAAAACTTCAAGATCTGATAGTTCCTTTTGAGTCCTTTTTATTTCCCTGCCATCCAGGAAAATCCTATTTTCAATCGTTATTTTACTCGGCATGCTTCTTCGCCCGCCCGCATCCCCGGCTTTAATCTTATCAAAAACCATTTTTAAATCGGCGGGCTGTAAACCTGTCGGCAGAGGCATAACTAATTCGGAATTTCTCTTCTCAGATAATATAGCTGATGTAGGTTTATTAGTAACTCCGCCATGCTGCATCCCAACAGCCCCGCCGAAAACGAAAGACAAAGCCCCTTTCCCGATTGCCCAACCAAAATTTGCAACCTTTGCCATCCAAGATGCAAATTCTTTTAAGGGAACTAAGCCGTTTTTTACCTTATTAGTTAGCCATGTTATTGCATCAATTGCCTTAGTTACAATAGTTACTAATGGGTTCAAACACGCCCTGACAACAAAGCGAACTATAATCCCAAATACTCGCCATAAACCAAGATTCGTCTTACCTGGCCCAAAAAATGCAATTGACAATTCATCAAACGCCTTCCCTAAAGCATCTATCGCAGGGATAAGAGGTTGGACAGCCGCTTCTATCTCTTGAATAATTATAGTAATAACAGCTCCTAATATCGTCTCCACCTTCGCTATAAAATCAAAAGCAATCCGCAAAGGGAGCATAACGAACTTCATGAGGCCAACAAATAGCTTATGAATAGCTGATCCTCCGCCTTCCAATGAACTAAATATCATGCCAATCGGCTTAAATATAGACCAAATGGCATCCTTCATTTGAATGAAAGCAGTTTTTACTCCGCCAATATTTTGTTTCCAAGCCACAGAGAACATTTTTGCAAAGAATATTATCGGAGCAAGCATAGGAGACATAGCATATATTAATAATCCGTAAAATGCCTGTGCTGCGCCTTTGGCGTTCCAGAAAGCTTTCGCCAACTTATAAAATACAACAGCGGCGATAACGATAATGCCTATTAAAAGAAGTATCGGGTGGGCGGCTATAACAGCAAAAAGACCTTTTATAGACCCCATTAAAATCCCTGATGCCCCGGCGGCGCCTCGCATCGCCAAACTCGACCCCACCATTGCCCTGGCAGATGCTATATTTGCCTTAATACCTCTCCAGGTTAACATCGTGCCTATTCTTCTAATAATATTTTGTGCAAGCAAAACCGCATTATTTCCTATTGTAGATATCCTTTCCGCCCACGCTGCGGAAACAGCAGCATAAGTCACTGACGTTCTTCTTGATATCCCTATTCCTAATATTTTCTCTAATATAATTCTTACCTTCATCTTCATATTCGTTATATCAGTTACAGTTAAATGTAATTGTTCTGCTATAGCCAATCCAAGGATTTGAGTTCTTCTTAATCCATCCATGCCGAATATTAATTTGGACATAATCAGGTAGGCGTATTTTGCTTTTGTAATTAAAGCATATCTTATTTGAAGCGCCCAAAGAGCAGAAGTTAATAAAAGAATTCCTCCCGCCATCATGCTCAGGAACCCAACTATTGCAACTAACCGAACTATTAAAGAAGTTGTTCTTGGAAATAATTGTGTCAAGGCTATTACTGTATTTAATAACTTATAGAAGAAACTAACAGCCATTTTCAAAGGGGATAAAAGAGGAGACCCTAACTGTGTCGCCAAAGTCTGAACGGATCCCCAAACTAAAACGAGCCGGCCTTTTAATGGCTCCAAAACTTTCTTTCTAAATACTTCAGCCGTGCCAGCAGAATGTTTTAATTGGCTTTCTAATTCTGAAAATCTTTCTGCCCCCATTGCAACTACGGCATTATATGAGTTCATACCACGAGCGCCGAATATTGTCATAAGCGCTAACATTCTTTCTTTTTCTGTGGCCTTTGTTAACCTATGTTCTAAGTTAAATATTATAGTAGCAAGATCATTAAAATTTCCTTGTGCATCCCAAATATTAACATTTAAACTTTCCATCACCTTTACCGATCTCGGTTGAATCATTTGTCTTAAAGCAGACCGCAAAGTAGTAGCAGCAACGGAAGCCTCTGCCCCTGTATTCCTTAGTGCTCCCAATATAGATACAGTATGTTCAAATTCTTGGCCAGCAGCCCGGGCATTGCCCGCAACTCTTGCCAGCATTACCTGAAGATCTCTTGCCTGAATATTTGTTAATTGAGTAGATCTCAATAATATATCTACAACCTTAGCAGAATCTTTGGCAGCAAACCCAAATCCTCTAACAGCGGCAGCGGCGCCCATTGCCGCCTCGCCAACGCCTAACTGCCCTAAAGAGCCTGTTGCTAAATCCAAAACAGGAAGTAGAGTTTTAATAGATTCCTCAGCATTAAAACCAGCAGTAGCCAAATCCTTTAATCCCTCTGTTGCCTGACGAGGCGACCACTGTGTTTTAATTCCCGCCTCTATTGCCGAAGAAGTTAAATCCTGGAACTGCCGAGTAGTAGGTGCCAAAACAGCACCAACTCTTGCCATTCCTTCTTCGAAATCCGCAGCACTTTTAGTCACCAAACCAAAAGCAACGGCCGCCCCAGCGCCTCCTATAAATAATCCCATACCTGCTTTAGTAATAGTTCCAAGCCGCATTTGCGCAACTGCCGCCCTATCAGTTGCGACTTCCAAGGTTTTTAATGAGGCACTGGCGGCGGCAGCAGGACCGGATAGCCGGTTCGCCATAGTTAAAACAACACCCAAACCAAGAGCTGCCCCTATCCCGATCATTATTTCCCCTTTTTCATTTCATCATTAATTTTCTGATTCCAATCATTGGCAAAATTAATCCAATATTCACGCTCCTCGTCAGTCATATCCCATAATTCACGATAAGACCACCCCTTGTAAATCATTCCTAATGACCCTATTTCCCTCCACGTTTCGAGGAGCGCCTCCGGCCGACAGAGGGAAGTAAAAAATCCGAAGGATCAACAGCGTAATCAAAACCCCTATTACACTCTGAACATTTAGCCCGAAGTTGCACCTTTGGTCCAGGCTGATTGGCGATGAAAGCCTCTGTTATTTCATCTACCAAATCGACATCCTGGAACTCGTAGAAATCGGGTTCGATAGGCTGCCCGTCGAAGTCCTTTGTGCAATATCCTAATATTAAATTAGAGGATTCGTTAATATTCCGAATCTGTTCCATCGTCAGGGCTTCTTCCGTGAACCCTCTCGAAAGGCGCAGACGAATTAAATGGCCGTGACTGTTTACTTCCAGAAAGAAGTCCTCCTCCGACTTTTTATATTCCGTATCTTCCAATTTAACGTTCCCTATTTCATCGGGAGAGGTTTCTATCTGAATTTCCCCTCCGCACCACGGACATTCCGTTCTCTGAATAATAGGTTTATCGCCTTTTGTTGCCTTCCTTATAGATAGGACAACTGCCGCTCTATCCGCTGAGAACATAGCTCTCGCCTGAAGTCTCTTTTCAGACGGGGCCATCTTTTCCATATGCGGATATTCAGCCATTTCCGCAAGAGCGGTTGTAATTAACCTTCCAGGATGGTTGAGGATAGCCGGTTTACCGAGGTTTTTTCTTACTGTTCCAGAAAGGCGCCCATGTCTTATGGTTTTATAGAACTGATTATCGTATCCAAAGGATCCGACAGGCAATTCTATTTCAACCTTGGAATCGCTTATATCCGGAACAGCGATATTGCCGGAACTCAAATCCGCTTCCTCTACGTCCATTTTATTCTCCTCTAACAACAGAACTTCCAAACTTGGTCGGTTAGTTTCCTGTTAGATGGGGCGCAAATCCATCGGATCGGGCAAGCCGCCCTCGTTCTGGATTGTCGCGCTTTCTGTCCAGACCTCGGAGGATCCTGCGTCGAGAGAGCCGTTCGTCAACTTACTGGGCCAGGTTTCGAAATAGGTCCAGCCCTTTAGCCGGCTCTGGAAATCGTCCATGGCCTGAATCTTCAGAATTCTCCGGAACAGGGACGAGGGATACTGCCCTTTTTTCTGCACGAGTTCGACTTCTGCCCGCCATATCTGAAGATCGTTGGAACGGCTTTTCCCTCTGGATATAACCAATTCTGCCGTCTTCGATGTGCCGGGAAGTTTCCTCGCGACCCGGTCCGTTCCCTCCCTGTATTCGATCACCTCGTTTTCGTCTTCGATTCCCTCGACTGACTTGAAACCTGCTCTCCAAGAGCGATTTCCTACAGCCAGGACCCGGAATCGAAACCCTACATAGGGGTCAATTCTCTGCCCAGCCTTTTGACCTGTGCCCGGCAGCGTTGCAACATGGGGCATTTTATTCCTCCTTTAAAACGGCTCGATTGTTTATTACTCCTCGATGGACTTGTTTCCTCTGTTGTTCGTCACGATGAAAATGACCTTTTCTGCCGTGCCTACCACGTTAAATCCGAACTTGCATTTGAAAAGTCCGGCTTCTCTCTGAACTGCGGGATTTATTCCATCTCCCGCATAAACGTAGTAGGCTTGTTCTGAATTATCCTCTGGCACGAAGACCCCACCTTTCCATAATTCGTAAAGGAAAGCGTCGATCATGGAAACGACATCGTCGCTGAGGTCTTCATTGTTAGTTTCGAACGCTATCCACAAAGATTCTGCAAGAACACTTTGTTCGATGAAAATGGTTGTCCGTACTACGTGGATGAACTGCTGTGGGCGGCTCTCTTTCAGGAGAGTTCTTTCGCCAAATATCCTTATTCCATATCCAGGAAAATCCCTGATTATATTTATTCCTCTTGGATTGAGCAGCAAGGAAGCATCGTCCCAATCCGTTGCCTGATCCTGAGTGACTAAACCTGCAATTCCTTTGATCCTTTCGTTCGCGGGTGCCTTGTGCGTTCCTCTATCCGCTGCAACCCTGCTCCAGACGCCCATAACCCAACCTTCCGGCGAAACCTCGGCGAGCAGCGTGTAGTCGGATTCGGGATCGTAGATTAACAACCACGGGAAATACATCGCCGCCCTCATAGAAGAAATGTTCATCGTGTAATCCCTGTGATCTATCGCTTCCTCTACGGTATCCACCGACTGAGGCACGGCACAGACATACATAGCGTTCAAATAAAGATCACAGAAATTAATTCCGTTCTCTACAACCAAGCTTCCCGTTTCTCCTGGCGTTGCGATCATGGAAATTTCTTTGATTCCTTTAAACCTATAGATCCCGCTTTCTGATCCGGGCGTTTCGATGCCCATATAGTCGGCGTCGGCTGGCGTTTCTCCATCCAGGCCGAAATCCAAAGCGGCCAAAGAAACGGGATAAGGTGTGTCGAGATAGGCGGGCGTGTTGCCAGGAGTTTCATCCAGGACTTCGAGGAATTCACTTTGATTTGCTTTCCCCGAAAGGCGGTAGTTCATATAGTTGAGTTTATTTGCTGACACCATGGACAGCTGAGGATGGTTCTCGAAATTCCCCAATTCATCCTCAACATACAAAGAGAATTCGAAAGATGTGGCCGGCGAGTTTGCCGCGATAGGGGCGGCCAACGCTACAGGTGCGAAATAGATCGTATTTCCCGAAATCGCAGTTACAAGAACTTCGACTTCGGTCGTACCATCCGTGAAATAAACCAGAGATCCAACCCTCGCCCCTATTGCATTATTGAGAGTTATTTGATTCGCCTCGTCCACGAGATCGGTCGTTATCGTGCTCGCCAAGGCGTGTACGCTGGCAGTCATGACTGTCGCTCCCGCAGCATAACCATTTAATGCCTTGGAAACGAATGTCAGTTTCTTGTTTGCGCTGTCGACCTGCCAGACAACGAAATAATCGGAATTCGTTCCGTCTGTCAAGATGACCAGGTCGCCCACTTCGAAATCCCTGACAGAAGTCAAGGTAATCTCTGTGTTTGCTCCGCCCGTAATTATTACCGTAGTTGTCGTCGTTGCCTTCAGCGTGGTGTACCGAAGAGAATTTCCCCAGGCGCCAGCATTGTGAGCGGAGGCTTTTATAGAAAACGCGCCCTGAAGAGAATCATATGCCAACGAATCAGAAGTAGAAGGCCCCGCTCCGCTTGCCAATGGCGTTGCAGCCACAGCAGAAACTAAGGCTGTTCCATCGGAGCCAACGCCCAAACCTGCAACAACTATTTTATAGGCATCGAGCGCAGCATTCACGGCGGCAATTACATCGTTCGCCGTGGAAATGATAGCCGGAACCGCACTTGTGGCAAGGCGGACATCAACGTCGTAGCCCGTCGCCGTTTTCGTTACTGTAACGAGGATTGAAAGCGGCCCGGAGCCTGGATCTGTCAGAGAAATCCGAATATTATTGCTATCCGCTCCTGGATGCTTTGCCGTCCAGAGAATAGCAAAATTCCCTGTTCCTGTAGCAAGGCTTGCAAGGACCTCCGGTTTTAAGACTCTGGAAATCCACAGAGCCCTTCCCTCGTTCACGAAAAAGCCCCGAACATGTTTTGGGCCAACGAAGCCCCCGTAATATCCGCCACATTTCCTTTCGAATTCCTCCCACGAGGTAACGTAGAGAGCCTTGGCGTCGCCTTTCTTTGTCCGGACGATCATTCCGCCCACGGATACAGGCACTCCCTCGATTGTCGGAGGATTCTGAAACTGTTCTTCAAGATTCAGACCGACATGATACTCGGGCATTTTATTCCCTTTCAGCTACTTCCTTTAATTCAAGAAAAAAGGGCAAGCGTCTTTCGAGCCCAACAGAAATAATAAACCTGCTGGCTTTATCGTTAGTCCGACAGGTTTTTCTTTTTCTTTGTTGTTTTTGTTCTTGTTATTTCCAGAGGCACATCTTCGGAGTGCGTCCAGGTTTGCTTTATTTCAAGAACAACCTTTGGCGCATCCCGGAACGGCACAAGCCTTCTTTTCTTCAATGCCTTGGCGAAATGAGCATCGGAAACTTCTCCTTCAGTCAGTTCTCTTGAAATTTCGCCAGAACTGAAATGAAGCGTATGGCCATCCAAAAAGGCCAGTGTTAAATCCCCCGGCGTGTTATTCCGGACTTTCATCTTCTTCCTCCTCTATCTGTTTCAAATTGGATTGTTTCTGCAAGAGGGACCTCCTCATAATTAGGATCGAAATCCCGATAAATGAGTTCAAACACAAACTGTTTAACAGATAGCCCCTCCCTTGATATATTTTTATTCGCAAAATCAATAGTATTAACTATTTTCAGATATTCAGAAGTTGCAAGAGAAAGAATTCTATTATTTTTTAATAACCTAATAGCCGCCCTGTTCATCTGCTCGGACAACCTTTCATCCGATGAATAAGATATTATAGTTATAGGCAGCCTATACGTAGAGGGAAAATTCCTAACTCGTGCTAAAAGTTTCGCTTTATTCTTTTCTATCTTTCTATCATCATTTTTAAAATTACTATCCTCGTTATGATCTCCAAGTTCAAGAACGAATTGAGGCAAACTTGCTAAGACATAATCAGCTTTTGCCGGCGCGATACGAATATTTATTTTAACTCTTAATCTGGCTATTATTTCACTATTAGCCGCTTGAGGGGTGAAATTAATTATTTGAGAATAAACCTCTTCTCCCGTTTCTTTAGTTTCGACCAATGTTTTAACTAATGATAAATATATATTATTTAAATGGCCAGGATCATCTGTCTCGCTCCAAACTCCTATAACTTCTAATATTTCGGCATCCATATTAGCTATTATACTTCCTGTTATAGAGGCCAAAACCGCACCTATATCCGTTATAACCTTTAAATTTCCATCAAGATAAGTATAAACAGATCTAACAACATCTTCTTCAGGAATAAAATCAATTTCATAATGAATAGCGACTCCCCATAGACAAGGAGATGATAACCCATCTATATCAGGAGAAAGCAACGCCTTTATTTTAATCTGTTTATAGCCTCCTGCAATAAATGATAAAGTCGATATATTATTCTGAATTTCTTCTTCTGTATTCCAATCGTTAACTCCCGCAACTGACCAGGCGGCGCCATTCCAATATAAGAAAGTTGTCCCATTATTATTAGATACTTGATATTTTATAGTTCCCAAATTTGCATCATCTTCATCCAAATTATAAAAAGAATGCTCCTCAAAACTCCACAATTCGGTCAAAGAATTAATTATTAAATTAGGAAATTCAATAGTAGCCTCAACCTGATATTTCCCTTCTTTACCAAAAGATATTTCATCATTGCCATCTGTAGGAAATAATGACGCAAATTTAGAAACGGCTATCTTTACCTCGTCATAAACAAGGGATTCTTTCTCTTCATCGATCATTAAATAACGAGTTGCCATTAAATTCCCTTTGTCAAAGAAAGAATCGCCGCCCTAAATCCTGCCTCATAGATAGCAAAAATTACTGCTTCACTCTCTTTTAAAGCCGGACCAATAAAAGGCCGCGGCTGAATTCTGACAACCTTGAAAAGTACAAAATCCTCTCCCCTTATCAAGCCCGGATCTTTAGGGCGCACTCCCTTTTTTAATGGAACAAATAATGACTTGGCATTTTTAGGGAGAATAATAGTTTCATGTGGTTTGCCTATTTCTCCCCCTTCTAACACTCTGGCAATTAGTGCTAAAGAAGTCCCTGTTTCACTATCCGTCAAACCATTAGGGACCCCAACAAAAACATCCAGAGGTGATAGCTGTATTTTAGTAATGGAATTAAAAAGATCCCCATTGTCTATCAAAGGGCTTGAACTCCCTTTTCTCGCAATAGTAATAGGATGATTAGGAGGACTACTTATAGATCTTATTTTCTTTTTTATAGCCCTTACAAGTGTTAAACCCGCTCTATTTATAGCAACAGACATATATTTATTTGTAGCATTTACAAGTTTAGGAACGCTTAGGGTTCTCTCAAGCTTCTTCCAATCTCCAATTCTAACAAGCATCAAGGCATTCCTAACAATTCCTTTGGCCTATCAAAGAAAATCATTACTAACCTTGCTTTATTTTTAAGAAAACCTGCGTTTCTAACCTCCGTTATGGCATAATTATTAACTACATCTCCCGCTATCTTTGTAATTAAATCTCCCTTTTGAGGCTTTATTGACAGATCATCGAAATCACTTCTTCGCATAGTTAAATGGGCAGCGGTTTGAGGAGAATCTCCGATATTAGTTTCAACCTCATCTTCCTGCCTTTCAAAATATACTTGTGCCCTTAAATTTAAAATATTCCCAGTGTCAGGACCGTCCCAATTTTCCCGCCCTTTTGGCCTTTTATATACAGGATCCATTGCCGGCCTATTGCGACCAGTTACACGATCCTTTCTAAGAAGGAGTTTTATTTCAACATCGACTAAATTTAATCTTTGAGGAATCATAATCAGACTAAATCAACATGATGAGGTTCTGCAAATTTAGATAACTGACTATCAACCATAGGATCGCCAGTAATGCCCACGCCCCCACCATCTTTATCCCCGAACAAGGTATAAGAATATCTATCCGTTTTCTCGCTTTTCAATTTAGTTGCCCCGACTGCCTCATCATAATCATCAGAATATATTTCTGGCATTAATTTCTTTACTAATAATATAGTTGCCCTTTCTATTAATCTTGGAACTGCACCAAAAGAAAGGACTCGACTTGCCACAGGAACGTCTGCCCCATTAATAGTCTCAATAGCATCAAATTCAACAGTTTTTGTCGCCCTATCAATAGTGTGTATTATAGCCGTTCCTAAGACCTCGCGAGTGCTATCAGCCTTTTCAAATATAATAACATCCCGCACTTTTAAACCATCAGTTGATACAAGAACAACCTCCTCGTCCGTATCCTCTATTAAAGTTCCTGTTGTGGTAAGAACAGAAGGAACCGCATAATTTCGAGATGATTTTCCAAACCAATCCATATAACCAGTATAGCAATCAACAACAACATTACCTCTTCCAGCAAATAAATTACTAAATAATAATTCAATATACCTCCCTCTGATAACGAATTCGTCCGGATTATATACTGTCCTATCAGCATTTCCTAATAATATATCTATTCGGGAGGGGAGTTCCTCTCCCGAAACAGAAGCTGTAAATTCCAGCCCGAATTCCAAAACTTCAAGGAACGGAATCCTATTAGAAAAATAGATGATAGAAGAGCCGCCCCCGTCGAGCCTTTTTTTATCTCGCACAGGGACAAACCATTGACCAAGCAGGTCAGAAAGATATTCCGAAGCCTCTTGAATTTTTAACTTGGCATCCGCATTAGACAAAGAGGCTATGGGAAACCCTTCCTGCCTTAGCCGATAAATGGTGGTGTATTCTAACATCTGTTTTCACCTTTACAGATCTTCGTCGTTCCAGGCATCTTCCTCGGGCTCTGATTCCCTTTTCTTCTTTTTCTTTCCCTTTTTCTTTGGTTTATCCGAAGTCATAACCTCGGATTTTTCTCCAACCTCGTTAACCGTTTCTGAGGCAGGAGGCATCCCACGAAGGTCTGGCGGTTCGGTTTTGGAGTAACTAAGCGGCTTTGCTATTCCACTTCCGGAACTCTTCAGGGCGGTTCCGCCCGCGCTGCACTCGATTAAATCGGTCTTTGACCGAAATAATTCTAAGTCGCACGGCAACGTAACTTTTGCCGGCACTTTCTTCGAGAAAGCATACCGATGGCCAAGAGTTCCCAAAAAGGCATAGCTTTCCGCAAATCGCGGAACGAAATAAGCCGCCTCTTCCTCCTTCCCCCTCTGTCCGAGATCCTTGTCCGCCATTTGAATTCTCCTTTAAAAGTTGAAAGCGGGTTAGACGCCAATTCCCAGGCGCTTGTCCAGGCCGTCAGCAGCCGTTGTTCCGATTGTCACGGCGCCACCTGTTCCAAGGGCGGTGCCTGCGTGAGCAGAATCCGCCTTTGAATGTACGGAGGAGATTATTCGGTGCGCCTCGTATTGCGCCCGAATATCGACGACCAGAGGAACGACATCCTCATAGCCCGTCGCACCTGCCACAGTAACGCTAGAAACCGAATCGGCATCGAGGTGCGCGCCAGCGTTAGCGAAATGAATGTTCAGCGTTGCCTTGAGGGCATTGGCGAGCGCAAAGCATGTGGCCTCATCCGACATGTTGGCCGTTCCTTCTGCGGCGCCAGGATTAGGATGTACGCCCAAGTCGGCCGTGTGCAGGTTATAGAGCGTTTTGATTCCGTTCAGTTCGGTCGTCAGGATCGCGAGTTCCGTTCCTGCATCTGCCGCAGTTACAGTATTCGGATCCCCGGCGCCGGCATGGCAGGAACCAACGACGTAGACGTGGTGGAGATTGTATTCCGCCTTGATGTCGTTGGCGAGCGTAATCACGCTGTCCCAATCGGTCGAAGGCGGAGCCGAAAGGGCGTTCGCCGCATCAGCGCCACCGTGTACGGCGGGCGCACCAGATACGTCGACGCGATGCGCCTCGTACTGGATAGCCAAATCGTTCACCAGAGCGACCGCTTCGGCTTCATCCGTTGCGGGATACGTTGCTGTCACGGCATTGGTATCCACGGAACCATGGCAGGTGGTGACGTTGAGCCTGTGCGCAAGGTATTGAACGTGCAAGTCGTTCACCAGCGCCAGGATATCCACCGTCGGATCGGTTGCGGCAGGGGCAGTGATCGGGTTTGCAGAATCTGCCTCAACGTGAACTCCCGATGCCGCCCGATGCAGATTGTATTGTGCTATGAACGCATCGAGCGCAGTCTGCACCGCCGCAACCCGAGTATTCAGCGCGCCCAAATCTCCCACGATGGACCGCAAGGCTCGCGCCACGCCTGCGTCCAGGTAACTCCCTCCATCGCCAAGATTCTGAGGGATCTCGAATTCAGCGGTCATCTTATTTCCTCCAGTTCAAATCGGTTTAACGAAATGGCCTACTAATTACTATTAGTAGGGCCGGCGACGGATATTGATCGCCTTCACGACCTTATCCAGGCTTTCGACCTGGCTATCCGTCTCGTTGATTACGACCGTCTCCCAACGGGCATAATCCTTATTCCATTCCGTGTAAACCTCTGTTTTGTCCAGGTTGCCCCAAATGAAATTGAGCGGATTTGCAAGCCACGCGATGCAGCCGTCGTTCAGCGTTCCTGCGCCTCCCGCGTCGGTCCCGACATAGGCGGCGACTGCAACTCCCAGCGTTGCCCACCCGTTTCCTGCGCCGATAGTCAGCGTTGCGCCCGAACCCGACGTCGGGTGCTGGAGATAGAGATGGCCGAAACCGTCATCCTGTGCGATGAGAGTTTCGAGTCCGGTTGCTGCCTTCAGGAGCGCGGCGACCTCATGGGCAGAGAAAACGCCCTGCGGCAGCGTGCAAGTTACGGCGCCTGCTCCGAGGTTAACGACGAGCGTGTCGTTCGTTCCTGTCACGACGTTCCACGGCCCCTGCGTCGTTCCGAGAATATGCCCTGCCGTCGCCACCGTGACATTGATGGACTTGCGTGAAGGCATGAGAGGAATCGAAATGATCGGAACACCGAAAGGCGCCTCGACGTTCCCCTTGTACGCCCTCTCACCGATCGCGTCGATTCTTTCCGAGTTGATTTCGACCCAATCGATCTGAAGAGACCGCGGCACGAAGAACCGAAGACCCGTATCGTCCTGATACGAATCCGGGAGCCTCCTGATCATGTTCGCGAAGAGAGTTTTTGAAATGAACTGGGCGACATGGTCGAGGATATGGGCGCCGTCCGTGATCTTGTCCAACCCGTCGTTGATCAGGAGCAGGTTAGCGATTGGCGTACCTGCGCTGATGGTATCGTCGCCGTTGATGTGCAGGTTTTCCATATCGGTCGCGATCTGAGCCATCATCGCTTCCGAAACCTGCTGCACAAGGCGCTCGCGGGAAACGTTCCGGCGAATTGCGCGGCGGGTGATGTGGTAACTGGAAACCATTTCCGCCGTTTCGAGGGAAACGTTGTTGATCAGCGGCGTCCCGGTTTCCGAAATGAGAGAGTTGTCCGTCAGCCCGACGGTGATCGGCTCACCCACGTGGAGCTTCGGAATTTCAACGCGAGGGTTATCCATGATTTCCGTCCGGCAGAGGGGGATAAGCTTCGTGAAACGCCGAACGTAACTCAGGAAAACATCGCGCTGCTTCGCGTTCAGGAGCCCGCCGTTCAGGAAGGAACTTCCTGTAACAGCTTTGTGGATCATCTGGTCGTTTCCGTCCATTTTTAATCTCCTTCTATTTGGAAACACTTTTTTTACAGATAAAGAGGTTCCGCTTTTCTTTGCGGATTAGAAATCCTTGACAGTGTTGAAGATCGAGAAGAAGGGATTCTCCTCGTTCGTCACATCGGCATCCACCTCTTCGTGCCCGTAATTCCTCTCATACGGCTTCTCATCGCCGCCCTTCTTTTCCTTGTTGCCCGTTTCGGCTCCGCCCAGAGCCTTTTCGATGGTCTCGACCCGCTTGAAAACGCCACCGAACTCCTCTTTGGCTGCTTCCTGGAAGAGTTTCACGAGCTCCTTGGCCCGATCGTCCAGCGCCTTCGTCAGCTCCTCCTTGATCTCCTTTGCGATCTCCTCCTTTGCGACGTCCAACGTCTTTTTCAGTTCTTCTTTCTCCACGGCACCTTCCTCCTTTTTTTCCTCCGCGCCGCCTTTGGGCTCGTCTTTCTTCCGCATCTCGGCTACGGCTGCGGAAATATCCTTCAATTCCTTGGCCATTTCCTCGAATTTTTTCATGACTTTTTCCTCGTCCTTCGCCAGCTTATCGTCGCCGGCAGTCGCTTCGCCCTTTTGGGCTGCGGAAGGATAACTGGAGAGGATGCCTTCGAGGATTTGAATGATCGCCCGATACTCTCCGGCGACCGCTTTCGGGAGGGGCGCCTTGTCCGCCTTTTCGACGCCCTCTTCTCCTGCCTGCTCGCCCTTCTTCTGCATTCCTTCCAGGTTAGAAGCGAGGGAAATCAGGCGTTCAATTGCCGACTGCGTCTTCTTCAACACAGCCGCAAGAACCGGAGCGGGAATATCCTGTTTTTCGATTCCCGTTCCTTCCTCGTTTGTACCACCCATGGCTTTTCCTCCATCGCGTTTCACGATAGCGAACCGTTTTTTGTTCGCGGGAATATCCACCAAGGATACCTCGCGAGGATCTATGTCCTTTAGATCCCACTTATATCCCTCGTCCGTCGCCATTTCTTGCCTCCTTTCTAAGTTTTGCGCCGGACTCGCGTTCCAAAACCTCCAATTGAATAGCCCGTTACTTTCCCATCCTTTATTTCTTTCCAGACATCATCCGAAATAACACGAGTTCCAAGTATCCAACTTCCTTTTTTAACCGTTTGAGTCCCTAATAAAAACTCTGTCGGTGCAATATAGCATTCCATTATTCTAAATTTCTTTTTAAAATCCTCATGTTGATATCCGATCTTCTGATGAAACTCCATAAAGCGATGGCAAGCCTTCGCTATTTCTTCTTCACTACAAACATCCCCTTGAGCATCAACAGTATTGGGTTCTAATACCACCCCATATACAGTTTTTTGGTCTTTATTAACCTTGAATATAGGCGAAAATATTTCAAACTTTTCCAACTCCTTTGTAACAACAGGCTCGCCATAAGATGTGCGCTCAACATGATCAACAGTATCAGGTTTATTCACCTTATTTAATGCCGTGATAATAGGAATAAACCAAGCAACATGTGTCTTGCCATCCTTATCATCAACAAATATTTCCGAAGCTGTTATAGTAACTATATCCCCTAACTTGCCTTGAAAATTAGTATTGAATGTCTGACCTATTACTACATATAATTTTCCACCAAACTCCTTAACTTCAGTATATTTATCCTTATCGGCCATAGGAATAGGACCGATTCCACCTGTAAAATTCCAAGTTTTATCGCTTCCTGCAACTTTGTGTTTATCAAGAATAATAGCGTTGATAATTCGTGGTATTTTATATTTTGCCCAAGATGATGTTCTGCCTCCTAA